AATTTTGTGATGATTATGTTATTGAACAATCGTTGGGGGTGAAATTTTGAGTGGTGAACAACCAGAATTAAAAATTGGGCATGATTTGATGCTTACTCTTTGGGAGGGTTCCTGTAAAGATAAAAATTGCCCTCACTGTAAAACTAAAAAGGTGGTGGCTTCATGAGTGGTTTTTGTAACCGACCCAAATTCAATGAACTTGAAAGATTCATACATGATATGCCAACCGGAAAGATTGCCACGTATCAATGTGTTGTGTGTTCTGAAATAATAACAGGTAGAGAATTTATAGCGGTACATGAATGGAAATATATCGATGGTGGCATTTACATAGTTCCATCAAACAGAACTTTTGTGTACTGTAATTGTGGTCATGGAGAAGGTAATCGTGATGATGATGGAGAGAAGGCTGACATAAAAGTTTTTGTAACCGAGGAGGGTTTACCTTACGAACCCGCCAAAGAAAGTCTTATAAGTAAAGAAGGAGAGGAGTAAATATGAGTGAATCAAAATTGTTCAAGAAAATGTCTAAAGCCTCAGATAAATGGGGCGAATCAAACGATTGTACGGTCAAAGCGGTGGCGATTGCTACCGGCGTAAATTATGAAACCGCTCATGGTAAATGCGCCCTTCGTGGTAGAAGTTATCGAAAAGGTCTTTCTGAATCAAAAATGCGATGGGCCATGAAGGATTTAGATTTTGTAACCGAAGTGGTTGAAGGTAATCATAAAATGAGTCCGACCCTTTGGCGTCAAAAATACAATTCATCAATGACCATCGGTTCCATGCAACGGGCCGGAATTATCCCGAAACGTGGCGTGTATATTGTTTTCACTAGAAGTCATGTTTTGTGTGTACGAGCAGGTCAAATCCATGACTGGACGAGTGGCCGAAGGCATAGGGTCACATCAGTATATCACGTAAGGAGGAAGAAACAATGAGTTTTTGTAACCTTAAAATAGAATTTATTCGACCTTTACACATGATAGATTTTCTTTTTTCTGGAACTAAAGTAATTCCTCCGGTTAATGATGATTTCCAATTTGAACGGGGTCCATACAGAGATGCTGTTTTTGTAACCGCTGGTCATGTATCACTTTTGTTGAGAAAAAGAGATTGGAGTGGAATACCCAAAGATGCTTTAGGGCGACCTGCTCCTTTCTGGTGGAAGAATCTCTAAGTTTTTGTAACCCATTCTAACATAGCCAACGAGGCCACAACCAGTCCTTATTTCTTGTATCGGTTTTTGTAACCCTTATTTAGAGATAAAACCTTTTTTGTTTTTGTAACCCGTTTTTCCCGCGCTATTTTTTTTTGCTCGCCCGCGCCGGTTACAAAAACATTTACTTTGTATTTTCTGGAAGTTACGGTTACAAAAACAAATGTTAAAAATCTGGTACAAAAAGTTACGGTTACAAAAACAATAAAAAGATAAAATAAAAAGTTAGGGTTACAAAAACACCTTACGGACCCGCTAACACAAACTATAAATAGTATTACAATAATGTAGATTCATGAAATCAGTAGACTACATTTACAACTCCCGAACTTTTGATGGTTGGGAAAAAACCGTTAGAATAGCATTAAAGAAATGCAAAACAAAAGATGAGTTTGGTGATATAGTCCATGCTTGTTACGATAGACATGATTTTTGGGTTTCTAGTAGAGGCATAAAATACGGTGTAGGCTCAAGATATATGAATTTGCTAGAAAGAATCGAGAGTTTGACTCGCGCTTGGTATGTTACAAACTTCCCCGATGAAAAGATTACTCCCTTTATCGGATTTGCGATATTCTAAACCTTACAAACCCGCTATAAAAAACCTTATATAGTATGGAAGATTAGTTCAATTTGCCCGCAGATTCCTAGAATCGACTAATAGGCCATTAGTCGTGGGGATTTATCTCGCGATAGAAAAACCGCTTCGGCGGAATAGG